GGCGTGGCGAGGCCAACGAAAAAGGAACGGAACGCTTATCCGGCAGGTAAGAGCGTGAATGGGGAGTCCGTAGCTGCCACCCTGCTCCGTTGGAACCCTTATGGTGGTGAAACCTTTGTGGTGGGTTGGACGGCAGAGTACGCACTTCCGCGGGAAGTTCATGACGGCTACATGCGCCTGGCGGTTGGCAAGTGGGATCGGTTCGTTGAAGCTAATGTCAAAAAGCAACGTACCAAACTCGGGTGACCCCTGGTGGCTCTGCGTAGCCACGGGGCCCTCCCTACGGCGCACAGACCTAGATGCGCTCCGGTGGATTGGTGAGCGGTCCATAGCGGCGAACTGCGGGGTGTTCTTCGCTCCTTGGGTGGGACGGCATTATGCCGCGGATGAGCAATGGTACAGATACTACGGATGGAGGACGCGCCCCTGGTACCAGGGTGAACGGTATGGGGCCCAAACGCACCGCTCGGATGTCAAACGCTGGCGGCACCGACTGCGCTGGACGGAGAAGGGCGGCAACAGCGGCCACCATATCATTCACATGGCGGTTGAACTGGGGGCAACCCGGATAGCCATTATCGGATACGACCACCAGCACACGGGCGGGAAGACGCACGTTCACGGGGACCACCCATCGCGAAACGGAATGCGCATGGGCAACGCTCAACCGGCCCATGTCTGGGCGCGTCGGATGCCGGCCACGGCCCGGGACTTGGCGAGACGCGGTGTGCAGCTAATCAACCTAACGCGGGTGACGGCTATCCAGTGCTTCGACCGTATGACGGCACCTGAGTTCACTGAGGAGTATGGGCCTTGATTGTTGGTATCACCAGGGTTCGCAATGAGGAGCTAATACTGGCTGACACGCTGGCGCACTTTCAACAATGGTGTGACCAAATCATTCTCTACGACGACTGCTCAACTGACGACACTGTAACCCTGGCGCTCGACAGCAACGCCGCTGTCATTGCCGGGGATGAGTGGCGGTCCGACAGGGTGGCCGAAAACACCCGTCACCGTAAGCGGCTGTTCGATGAAGCTTGCCGGGCTGGTGCGGAGTGGGTGCTGTGCTTTGATGCGGACGAACGGTTGGAGGGCACGCTGCCAGAACTTACGGCGGACGCCTACACGTTCCGGCTTTACGATGGGTACATGGCTGACGGTTATGACGTGCCTTATACGGACGGACCGCTGGCTGAGCTCCCTCGCCTGTGGGGGCCGGAGTATCGGGACATCCGTATGCTGTTCCGTGCTAACCCACAACGGGTGACGTGGGCGAGGCCTGGTATGCGGCAGCCGGACGTCCTTGGGTGTGTCAAGCGGGCCCCAATGGACGTTCGCCATTATGGGAAATGTCTGAGCGTTAAACACTGGGAGGAGACTTGCGATTACTACATCAAACACTTCCCACAGTGGCGTGCCAAGTGGTGGGCGCGGAAGGGCAAGGCCATACATAGCAGGTCGGACTTCCTGCGCCCGTTGGTGCCCTGGGAACGTTTAAACAGTGTCGCGGTTCCGTTGTAATGCGCATTCTAATCGCCGGCAAATACGGCCCACATGGGCACCAGAAGATCGGTGGGGTGCAGACGTGGATCGCCACCCTGGCGGCGGAGTTGGAGAGGCGCCACCATGTGGTTGAGTTGTGGGAGCACGGCCAGCGACTCCCGGAGGGACGCTTTGACATTGGGGTGCTTTCAAATTGGAAGCACACGGGCAAGCTGGCTAAACAGTGTAACACCGTGCGGGTGGTGTGCCACGGCATTATCCCGGACGAGAAACCGTTGAACCGGGATGTTTACTTCACAAGCGAAGGTGTGCGTGACCATTGGCACGGGCGGGGACCGATACTCCGCCAGCCAATAGACTTGAAGTTCTGGACACCATCGCTGTGCGAAAAAGAATACTACGTCCGGTTCAGCTATCGGCGGGGCTTGGCATTTTTGCCAAAAGTCGCCGTCGCTCTCAATCTACCGTTCTACCATTTACAGAACGCGACACCACACCAGGCCCGCAGTGTTTTGCAGCGGGCGGCGTGTGTCGCTGCCACGGGCCGGGCAGCTCTGGAAGCAATGGCGGTCGGCGCTCCGGTTGTAATACTTGACCATAGGTCGGCCTACCAAGGGCCACTACTGGACGTCCACACGCTTGCCTCCATGGCTAGAAACTACTCCGGGCGGGGTGGCACAGCCCCAACGATCGATTCGGCCGTACAAGCGAGCAGGCGGGCGATAGCGTGCGGATCCTTGCGACACCATGTGGAACAGTACCACGACGTCGAGAAAATTGCGGGGGAACTGCTACCGTGAGTCGAATATGTTTAAACACCCCGGTCCTTGATTTCATGGAATTCCATTTGAACGGGAGGGGCCGCGTGCTGGAATTTGGTGGGGGTTTCTCAACCCCGTGGTTCGCAGCGCGTTGTGATGTGCTGTTAACCCTGGAAACGAGCCGGGCCTGGGCGGACTTAATAGAGCAGGAGCTCCTGGATGGGCGCCACGTCAACGTCCAAGTTCTGCGCGTGAACCACGTTTGTGACATCACAGTGACGGGTGTATTTGACCTAGCACTTGTTGACTGTGTCAAGAGTCAACGGCACCAGGCTGCGCTCTACGGTTGGATGGTCCTTAAAGAGGGGGGTTGGCTGGTCTTCGATGACGCACAGCGGTCCGAACATAAAGGCACCGTGAGACATTTTGACAACATGAGGGACGGGACGCGCCTGGGCTGGGACCGAGACTTTGACATCCCGCAGGCCCGTGAACGGTTGGCGGTAGCGTGGCAGAAATGATTTACCTGCTAACCAACACGGGAGGGCGGCCTGAATGCCTGCGCCTGCTGTCCGCGTACATACGTGCTCAGGATTACCAGGGGCCCATGACTTGGGTGGTGGTGGATGATTGCATACCGCGGACGCCGGTGATGGACCCAGGTAACTGTGACGTCCGCGTTGTTAACGCGCCTTGGGTCTGGAAACCTGGCACAAACACCCAGGCGCAGTCCATACGTTTCGGCCTACAGCAAATCGAGGACGACGCTGCCCGCGTGTTGGTCCTGGAGGATGACGACGTGTACCTGCCAGGCCACGTTTTAAGCATCGTTAAGCACCTGGACAGTTTTGACCTTGTGGGCGAACGGTTGGCAAAGTATTACAACGTCAGAACTCGGCGCTATCGGGAGCTTCCCGGAATGCGTCATTGCTCCTTAGCGAGCACGGGATTAAAGGGCCCGGCCATAGGGAAACTACTGGACATCGTTGAAACACCAGGCGCCGTGCTCATTGACGCAAAGCTATGGGTCTCCTTCACTGGAAGGAAGAGGCAACTACGCACGGCAAACGTGGTCGGTATCAAAGGCATGCCCGGACGCGGGGGAATCGGCGTGGGCCACAGGCCGACGTTCGGAAAAACGGATGTCCATGGCAAGTTTGAGGCAGCGGTTGGTGCAGCCATTGCCCGTCAATATGAGGAGTACGCGAGGTGAGTGTAGCGACGCAAATCTTGACGGCATTCGGTGACCACCTGAAGAACTTTGCATACTCACCGGAGGTGCCAGTAATTCCGCCCAACAGGGGCGACCAAACACCCGATGCGGGGCTGTGGCTGGAAGCAAGCTTCTTCCCTAACGCACCGCTCAATGTGACACTGGACTTCAATGCTATTGACGAGCAGCTTGGCTTTTTTCAAGTGCTCGTCTGCTACCGTAAGGACATCGGGCAGGTCCGGCCGTCAGAGCTGGCGGATGCCGTCATCGACTGGTTTCCGAAGGGCCTGGAGGTTGGGCCTGTTCGTGTGCGGCAAACCCCCTACCAGTTGCCGGCAGTGACGGAAGACGGTTCACGATGCTACATCGCGGTAACCATCCCATATCGCGGCCTCGTGTGTGCTGACATTGAGCCGCCACCGGAGCCGCCAACCACCGCGCCGACACTCTCCCTCACCGTGGTTTCAGACTCCGCTATCGCGTTGGAATGGACGACCGTGGTGGACGCTGAGGCATACCGCGTGGAGCGGTCCTTGAACAACTCGACGTGGACCGCTGTCGCCTTCACAGGCGGTCTGGTCTTTGGGGATACCGGACTTTCCGGGGAGACAGAATATTTCTACCGTGTGGTCGCTTACAGCGAAGGCGGTGACGGGCCCTTCAGTAACACGGAATCCGGAACGACCCTTGCCGCACCACTCTTCCTGGCGAACTTCGACGCCGACCCTTTGACGCTGCTCACGAATTACGTGCCCGACGCGGACCCGTCCGGCTTAGGTATTGTGGGGACACCGGCCTTTGGACCGGCTGGTGAGTGGGTCATAAACCAGGGCGCCCTCGGAACAGCCCAAGTCTTCACAGCGTCAACGGGCCTGAACCGCTTCCAGTGGGCGCTCGAAACGCCGCTCCTGGAGGAGTATGAAATTGCCTATGAGTTCCGGGGTCTGTTCAACAACAACGCGCGCTCGCCAGGCATGTTGGTTTGCGGCGAAAACACGGCGGGGACCGCTTGCTATTACATCCGTTGGGGATCGAGTCAAACATTTGAACTAATAGACATCCAAAGCGGCGGGCCGCAGGGCACGCTCGACAGCGCTGTTGTTGCACGAACCGCAAACCATACTTACCGAGCGAGAGTCGTGGTGTCCGCCACGGAGATCAACGTGTACTTGAAAGACCTCACGGAGGATACGCCTGAGTCGCTAATATTGACTGCCGCGGACACACAGTTTCGCGGTGAATTTTTCGGCTGGAGATCAAGCCAATCCAGCAACGACCTCGGCGGAACTTTGTCGCCGGTTATTTATAGAATCAGAGCTGGCCAAGTCAGCTGAAATGATATGACGCCCTGGGCGATCCAGGTTTCCGGAAACCTTTACAACTACAGAATGGAGGATTGAGTTATGTCCGATTGCGGCATCACCCACTCGGGCCTCGTCATTGGCATCAGCACCACGGTCGAAAACGACGACGTGGACCTGTCAACGGTCGAGGGCCTGTCTTACGAGAACCTGCCCAGTGTGGGCAACGCGGGCGACACTGGTGTCACCCAAAACATCATCAACTACAGTACCCTGGATCGGCAGGTAATTTGCAAGGGCAAGGGCGAGGCAAATGCCGGTGACCCCACCATTGAGGCGCTGGATGTACCGAGCGCAGCGTTGGACCTGTTCGTCGCGGCTGCGGCCACGGACAACAGTGACAACTACGTCATCCGGTACCAGTGGCCCGACGGGTCCTATGAGTACAACCGAGGCTTGATCACTGGGCCGCAGCGCATGAAGGGCGGTAACGAAGACTTCAAGCGCATCATGTTCACCTGCGGTAACCAGCAGGCGCCCATTGTTGTTGAAGCTCCGTCAGCCTGACGGTGTACACAGGTTCCCCCAGCTCCGGGCGCTTCGGAGTTGGGGGTTTCTTTCCTAAAGCGCAAAATGAATGGAGAATGATATGGACCTTTCAACGATTGTACCCACAGGTCGTCAGTTCGAATTGCTGCACCCGCAGACGGACGAGCCGACCGGAATTATCTTTCACCTGCGTTCACCCGATGCACCTGAAGTCAAAAAGGTTCAACGGGACTGGCAAGACCGCATGCTGGCGCCGAAGCGGCGGAGTAAAAATGTCGGCGCCGAAGACCTGGAGGCGTTCCAAAAGGAGCGCATCATTGCCCAGGTTGAGGGGTGGGAATTTACCAACTCTGATTTCAACTTGGGCCCGGACCAGGAGTTCACGCCCAAGCTGCTCCGCTCACTGCTGAAGAAATTGCCGTGGCTCCAAACGGCACTGACTGCTGAGACGGAGGACTTGTCTGCTTTTTTGACTGGTCCGGCGGACAGCTCGTCCGCCTAGTCCAGCACCTTATCCGCTATGATGGGCAGTGGGGCCATGAAGTTTTCACCGGCAGGAATGAACGCAAAAAAGTTTCGCGTCGGGAGTATTATGAAACCATTGGCTACCCTGTCCCGGATATGCCAGAGTGCCCGTCACAAGTTGAGCACGTTTGGCTGTGGTTCTGGGAAATAACGCGGAGGCGTGCGCCGGCATTTGACGGCGCCGCCCCTTTAACGCACACGGAGGTCGAAGCGTGGTCAAGGTTGACGCGGACGGTGATACGCCCCTGGGAGGTCAAAATGCTTTTCAGGATTGACGACGGCTACCTGGAACAGCGGGCCAAGGAAATAGAAGGCCAGCGGGACCGGCAGAAGGAGAAACAATAATGCCAGGTGCAACAAACCTTGCCCGCGTCGCTATTGAAGCGGACACAAAAGACCTTGTCAAACTAAAGCGCCGTCTCCAGGAGGCCCGTAGCTCGACAAAGCAAATGGCGGACTCCGTTGCGCGCATGCAGTCGCAGCTAAAGAAAGCCGAACGCACGATGGGTAAGCTCGGGCGGAACATGTCCTTGGGACTTACGGCGCCCCTGACGGCGGCTGGTGCGGCCATTGTGAAATTCGGGCTGGAGTTTGGCTCAACCCTGGCTACCATGAACACGCTGGTCGGGGTTAGCCGGGAGGAGATTGCGCAGTTCCGAAAAGAGGTGTTGCAGTTGGCTCCCACAGTTGGCCGGGGGCCGGCTGAGTTGGCCAATGCGCTTTTCGCCATCACCTCCGCCGGCCAACGCGGCGCCGCTGCCATGGAAACGCTCACCGCAGCCAGCAAAGCGTCCGCCATTGGGCTCGGCGACACTAGGGCAATCGCGCTCGCAGCGGGTGCGGCTGTCCAGGCTTACGGTGAGGCGAACATTACATCAACCGAAGCCGTGGAAGTCCTGGTCGGGACTATTGAGCAGGGCAACCTCGCGGCTGAAAGCCTGGCGCCCGTGTTGGGCCGTGTCATTGGCCTGGCCGCTGAAATGGGGATCACCTTTGATGAGGTTGGTGCGTTCATTGCCACCTACACCCGCCTCGGCATTAACGCTGAGGAAGCCACCACTTCCCTCCAGGGGGTCATGAGTGGCCTGCTGCGGGTGACGCCTGCGGTCGAAGCCGCCTTTGCGGATATGAATATGACTGCTGACGGCTTCCGGCGTCAGATTGAGGATGAGGGGCTCATTGCCGCATTCAGTGATCTGGCTGCTGCTGCCAAAGCAAACAACACTGACATCTCCGCCCTGGTGCCCAACGTGCGGGCCCTGGCCGGTGTCTTGGGTGTGTTCGGTGGGGAGGGCAACACCGCCAAGGAAGTCGCCGAGGGCGTTGCCGGCGCTGTGGGCACCCTGGATGAACGCCTCAAGGCCCTTATTGAGCTTGACCCAGGCTTTGCCGTGCAGCAAATGAAGTCCGAGCTCCAGGCACTTGCCATTGAATTGTCCGCCGACTTGCTTCCCGCTTTTGCCTCACTCATTGAACTCCTACGTGACGCCGTTGATGCCTTCCGCAGCTTGACGCCTGAGACACGGTCAACCGTGGTACAGGTGGCGGCATTCGCCGCAGCCATCGGCCCCCTCCTAATAGTGCTCGGCTCCGTCACCGCATCCATCCGGGTCCTGCTGGGCCTCCTCCCCCTATTGCGCACCGCAATGCTCTTCCTCGGCCCCACGGGGCTAGTCGTGGCTGCCGCTTCCGCGCTGGGTGGTTTGGCCTATGCTATGAGCCGGACTGGTGATGAAGCGGACGAGTTGACTGACCGCATAAATGCCCTGATGGAGCAAATGGACCGGGCAGGGAAGAGTCAGTTTGAGTTGGCCATGTTTGACCTCGGCCAGGCGTACCAGGAGACAAGTGACGAAATTGCCGGCATGCGGGAGGAGATGGAATTGCTCCGTGACTTGCAGAGTGGCCCACGGTCCGAACGTGAAGCAATGCGCATGGCTGAACTCGCCAAGGAAATCGAAGCCGCGACCGCGAAGCTGGAGAAGTATAAGAACCTGATGCAGGAGCTTTCCGAGCGCCGGGCGGCAACTGTTCCGAGCCCGGAGTCGAACCTCATTGAAGGTGCGGACGCCACGGGCCCGGTGGAAGCCTACCGGCAGGCCCTACTTGAACAGGCTGCTGCGGCTGACCAGGCTGCTGCGGCACAGAAGAAAGTCAACGCGCTGACCGCTGAGCTACGCGGCACAATCAACCCCGTTGTGGCGGCCCAAAATGAGCTCAATGCCGCTCTGGCTGAGTTCGCCAAGCTGAGCGACCTTGGGGCCAACGTGTCTGACGGTGTTGAGGCCGCGCTTGCTGTTTACATTGACGCGATCCGCGCTTACATTGACTCCCTGAAGGAAGCTGAGGACGCAACGGAGGAGTGGGACGCGGCTGGTGCGCTCCGCGGGCTTGAGGAGGCCATTGACCCGAGCCTTGTGGCGGTTAACAAATTCGTGGACCAGATGGAGATCCTGAAGCGGCTGCTGGATGACGAGGTTATTGACGGCGAGCAGTTTGATGACATGGCTGTGGCGCTGGCCAACATGCGGGAGGAGGCTAACGGGGCGGCTAATGCGCTGGGTGATATTGCGGGCGCCGTCGGCCAGTTCTCCTCCCAACTAGCGGGTGACCTGCAGAGCTTTGCCGGGCTGTTCAAAGATGGTTCCGAAGAGGCGAAGCAACTCGCGATCGCTATCTCGGCGCTCAATGTTGTCACCGGGGTTGCGGCAGTGCTGAAACAGCTCTCCGAAGGCGATGTCTACAGCGCCATCCCCCGGGCCATTGCCGTCGCCGGCACAGTGGCGGCCTTGGGTGTGCAGATTGCCAACCTGTCCGGCGGTGCGGCTGACCCCACGGCGGCACGGCAGGAGTCGCTCGGTACCGGCACAGTTCTTGGGGACGCCGATGCGCGGTCCGAGAGCATTATCAACAGCCTGGAGATTACCGCAAACGCGACCGAGGAGCTTGTGGGAATCAACCGTGGCATGCTGCGTGCGCTAACCAACCTCACCGACGCCATTGCCGGCGCCACCACCCTCCTCGCTCGCCAGGCTGTGGACCTGGACTTCGGGGCACTGCCCGGCACTGAGGGCCTGCTGGGAAGCCTGGGACTACCTGACCCGGTGTTTGGTTTGCTGAATGACTTCCTGGGTGGTTCAGTTGACATTGCTGACACGGGTATCACCATTGCAGGCGGCAACCTGGACGAGCTTTTGGGCGGAGCGCTAATAACCGCGTTCCAGGACCTTGCGGTGAAGAAGAACATTTTCGATGACACTGACATTGAGCGCCGCACGGTAGAACTTTCGGACGCAGTGCAAAGCCAGTTCGGCGCCGTCTTTTCAGCCCTTGTTGATACCGTCAGGGAAGCAGCCGGTGTGCTTGGGTTTAGCATGGAGGAGATCCAAACGGCCCTTGATAACTTTATTGTCTACCAGCAGGACATCAGCTTTGAGGACATGAACGCCGAGGAGCAGCAGGAAGCGCTTGAGGCGTTTTTCAGCACGGTGTTTGACCGGCTGGCCCACGAGGTTGTCCCGTTCCTGACAGACCTCCAGCAGCTTGGTGAGGGCATGGGTGAGACGCTGGTGCGGGTGGCGACCTCGGTGCAGGTGTTTGACTACGCATTCGAGAACATTGGCTTCCTGTTCAATTACACACTAGAGCAGTTCGGCGGCAGCCTGGAGGACTTCAGGTACCGCACCACCATCTCAAAAGTGGCGCTCATAGAATTGACCGGCGGGCTGGACGCTTTCATTGAAGGCATGAACGGGTTCATTGACGGCTTTGCCAGCGACGAGCAGAAGTTCCAAATGACGCTCAACGCGCTGACTATGCGGTTTGACGAGTTGGGAATTGCGCTGCCCACCACGCGCGACGGCCTGTGGGATCTTATGCAGTCACTTGACGCCAGTACCGAGGCCGGGCGCCAGGGGATTGCCACACTGCTTGAGTCCACTCCGTTGCTGGAAGCGTACTATGACGCCATGGAGGCAGGCGCCGCCACGGTGCGCAATTTCATTGATCTGCCGGGCGGACAGCTTGAGAGCCTGACGCAGCAGTTCAGGGCCGCTATGGAGGCGGCAAAACAGCTCAACGCCTCGCAACAGGAGTATGAGCTGATCGTGCGCAAGTTCAGCCGCAACCTCCAGCGGTTGGGCGCTGAGCTGACGCGCTCCGTACTGCAACAGTCCCTCAGCTTGTTCGGCGATGCTGCGCAGGACGCCGCGGAGGACATTGTGGGCGGCTTGACTGAGGTGCGGGAAGTGTCCAACTCGCTGTTCGGTGAGTGGCAACGGGCGCTGACAAACTTGAAAGGGTTTGCGGACGGACTGCTGCTGGACGAGAGCGTTACACCGCTCAATCCCACGCAGCGTCTAAACGAGGCTGAAGCACAGTTCGAGGAAACCCTACGGCGGGCCCTGGAGGGAGATGTTGACGCCGCTGCGGACCTACCCCAAATCTCCAGTGAGTTCTTGGACATTGCGCGGTTCATGTTTGCCTCAACTGGCGAATACACCGCCATCTTCAACCGCGTCCAGGAAGCGCTGCGAGGGATTGAAATGCCCCCTGGCATTGAGGAGTTCACGCAAGAGATTGTGGTTAACACCGGGCTCACGTCAGCCAACACGTCAGAGATGACGCGGCAGCAGAATGAAATGATTGCGCAGCTTGACCGGCTGATTGCGGCCATGGACTTGTCCAACACCCTGGGCGAGCTTGCTTTCACCCTGGGGCAGTCACCAGTCGCCATCGCGAATGAGCTGGGTGTGCCCCTGAAGGATCTGGCGACGGCTCTGGGCATTGACCTGGACAGCGTTAGCACCGAGACGGTCATGGGGATCATTAACATGGCCGACCGCCTGGGTGCTGACATCTTTAACCTGGGTGACGCCCTGGGTGTTGACATCCAAGCAATGGCCGACCAGTTTGGCGTTGACATTAGCAACCTGGACCCGACGTCCCAGTTCGACCGGGAGATTGATTCGCTGAACAGCATCCTGAGTGAAAGCGTCGAACAGACAAACCTGTTGCGCATAATTGCCGGCGAGCAGCCGCTCATTGATACGGTAATTCCCACGGAGCGCGACCCTGTCGGCGCTGTGGACGACTTTGGGCCCGGTACAAAGCCAAGGGACCCCAATGACCAGCCGGGCGGCACAGGCGGCCCTACAGCGAGCCCTAGCGACGAGCTGCTTGAGGACACAAACACACTGCTCACTAAAATTGTGCAGCAGCAGGAGGACATGAAAACGGAGCTGCGTATCTTGTCCGAAACCACAGCGAGGCAAGTATCATGAGCGGTTTGGTAACGAGCTACCTTTGCGTCCAGGGTTGGGGGGAGGACAGCTCTGGCGTCAGCGTGGGCGAAATACTGTCAGCGGACAGCGGGACCACCCTGGTCACCAACGGGGAGGCCGCAGCATCCACCAACCTGGGTGACTTTACTACCTTGACAGGTGCTACCGGCGCCTCCACTGTTTCCTTCAACGTGGACGTCAGCATACAGCCGAACGACGCGAGCCTGGACGGCAAGTACGCGCTCGGGCTGATTGGGCTGCGCATAAAACCGAGCAGCCGGGACGTGGTACTGCGCGCAACCCTGCAATCCGGGTCGGAGGTCTATGAGTCCGCTGCTACCATTTACGGCCTGGACATGGAGCGCGACCTACCTGTGGGAAACGAGGGGCACTTCCTGTTCGGCTCCGGGGTGTCCAACATTGTCTTCCACAACCTACCCGCGGACACGTTCGACAGCACGCTCACCGTCACTTTGGCCGTGGATTCAAACATTGTTGACCTGGGCGACCGCGACGTCTTGCTTGGCGCCGTGTGCCCGTTCCTGGAGATACCCATGTCCATTGAGCGGACGTCAGTGGCTATGGGGTTCGCCGTTATGCACGATGAAAACACCACCAGGGGAGGCAACGACATTTCCTCAAACGGGGTGCTCAAACGGACGCTCGCCGTGCAGGCAAAGGAGATGCCCATGTCAGCGTTAACTGGCATCAGTGACGGCTACTACGACGGTGACTTCATTGGAGCCAATATGATGCGAGCGGCCATTGCCAACGTGGGGCAGCCCATGCTGATGTCACTGTTCCCGTACCCGGTTGATTCCTCCTGGGGTGACTTCAGCGGGCTGTCCCCGGCCCAGGTTGAAGCCAGGAACCTTTCACGGCGCCAGAACTTCTATGCCATCTACGGCAAGCTGGACCGGCAGATTGACGTCACAATTGACGAGTCTTTTGAGGCTGGCGAATCAACCTGGCGTGCGCGCCTGCGGTTTGGTGAACGCCGATGACCCGGGACACTGTCAACGCCGTTGTTACGTTCACTGACCCGGACGCAACGCCGGAGCCCATGTCTTCCGTGTACAGCGTGTCCACACACGGCTACGTTTCACCTGACGCGCCAAACCGGCACGCGCCTGCCAGGCTCGCCAGTGCCGTCACGGTTGAGAAGCGCATTGGCTTTCTTTTTTGGCAGGAGCGAAGTGGTGCCGAGTTCGGCAACATCGACATCAACATCCAGGACGGCGGCAAGGACACCATTGACGGTGAGGTTGTTGACTGGGTTGAGTGGGCTAAAGAAAACCTCACGCCGCAGGTTGTGATTTCGGTTGAGTTGAGTGACGGCACTTTGCGCCATGTTGCCACGGCTGACGCGGTCGAAGTTTCCTTCCCCAATGACAGGACGATCCGGGTTAGCTTGCAAGTCAAACACGGCCGAAAGCTGAAACAGTTCATCAACGACTATGTGCCCGAGACATCCAATTACGACCAGGAGGTGCAGGGGCTACCGATCCCCACCCTGCTCGGCGCCGGCCAGGCGTCACCCCCTGGTTATGACTACGCCACTTTCGAGCCACGCACACACGTCAAGACGCTACAGGTAGACCCGCAGAATTTGACCTACATGGTGACGTTCCTGGATGGGGATCTAGTGCCGGTGTCCGCGGGCGCTTACTACGTCATGGACCGGGGTGCAGTGCTGCGGGAAAATGAATCGCCGGGGTTCACCCTTGTGGAAAACGGTTTCCAGCTCACCAGCAATCCGAGCGGGGAAATCACCTTCACCTGGATGAGCGAGGAGGGCGGCGGGGTGCTGGATCCGGTTGACCTTACGAGCGGCGAGCTGCTCCAGGGGCATTTTCGAATTTGCCGTTGGGCAGTGTGGCGGGCGGGCATTGACGTCAACGAATTCTTTCCAGATGAGTTGGACTTCCCCGACCTGCAACCCACCAACATCGAGGACGACCAGAACCCACAGCTTTCCTATGTCGGTGAGGTGACGGCGGAGCAAGTGTTGGACGACTGCGTATCAACCGACGTGGGCGCCTGGTTCATAAATGAGTTTGGCGATTTCGTGTTTCTAAAAATGGAACCGCCGGAGGACCAGACGCTCGACACCACCTACGACGACTCCGATATGATTGGGGACATTTCAGCATTCACCGATCGGGCCCCTGGGCTGTCAACCCGCCTCAACTACAGCTACTCCCCAGGCGCCATCGACATCAACAACCTGGCCGGCTCCATAACGGACGAGGCGCGTCGCGAGCGGCTGTCCCGGGAGTGGCTGGAAATGAGCACGGAGGCCAGTGTTATCGGCGCCTACGATACCGCCTTCGGGCACCCGCCAATGAAGTTCCGCGCTCCCGGCTTATTCACCAACAGGGTTCGCGATGAGCTGAACCGGCGGTGGCTGGACTACTACCTGGGCATCCGCCGTTTCTACACCATCACAGTCTCCATTAGAAACGACAAGGGGATCCCGGAGCTCGGGGACGTTATCGGCATCCAATCGGAACGGTCCACCATGTTTCAATATGGCGTGCTCCCGCTGTTGGTCAAACGGGTGCGCTACAACCTCGGCGACGGCACTGTGCAGATTGAGGGGTGGGGCGGGGAGACTGCGGACCCGCCACCGCTGCCGCCGGCTCCGGTGCTGGAGGGTTCCGAGTTCGATGAAACTACCGCACAACTCGACTGGACGATACCTACAGCATGAGCGACATTCTGGCTTTTCAAATCCAACGGGCGCTCGCCTCCGACGGGCCTTTTCAAACTGTGGACGCCAAGGGCGGGAACGCGGACACAGACTTGGACTTTGACCTGACAGCAGGCATCCCCTACTACTACCGCATCCGGGCCCGCAACGTCTCAGGGTTCGGCCCCTGGTCGAACGTGGTGGAGGTTACGCTGTCGCCTCCCATCGACGACCCGATCCCCGACCTTAACCCCTGGTTCTACCTGCGCGACGATCTGGCTGGCTCCACGCCGGACAGGTGGGACGACATATCTGGGAACGGGCGGCATTGGAATAACCAGGCCGGTATGACGTTCCCAACCCTCACGGCTTCGGGCTTCGACTTCCAGGCCGGAGACAACACGACCACCAACCTAGTCCAGAACGGTCTGGAGGGACCAGACCTCACCGTGCTGAACGGCACCGCGGACCCTGCATATTTCGTGATCTACTGCCAGCGTAAATCAACCGACGCGGCCGGCCCGTGGGACTTCGGAACTACCGGGGAGGGGTCGAAGCCCTACTACCCGAACGGCTCCTCGACCTGGAGGGAAACCTACAGCCGCCCCAACGTGGCCAGCGTATCGACGTTTAATGCCAATGAGGGCGCCCCGCTGACAAGAGGGCACTGCGTAACCATGCAGGGCGGAAACACCAGCGGCTCGGCCATGCAAGCGGGGTGGGAAGGCCGGATGGTTTATGGGGGCGGAAACGTCGATGATCTCCCTGATCCGCCGATCGTCGGAAACAATAATGACGTGGGGGAAGTTGACGCCACGTTGGGGGCCGACATGTACATCCGCGCTATGGTAATGTTCGACTACGAGCTGACGCAGACGCAGGTGGATTCGGTTTGCGATTACCTTCACCAGCTTTACGGCACGCTCAACTATCGCTTTATCAGCCAGATGCTGGAAGTCGGAACCTCCTCGCCCATGTACGACCCGGGAACCTTCGTGGGGAACAATCAGGCTGGAACCATCAGCGGCGGAACGCGCAGCGTCCTGAACGGGATCAACATGGTGACCAATGGCAGTTACCTGTGGAGCGGTTCCCAAAGCGCCGCGTTCGATCAGAGCAGCAGTTGGAACGCTGCCGTCTGGGTGGCGCATGGGAACTTGACAGATGACGGGATGCTGTACATCAACTCCTCGTTCAACGGTAACGACATCTCCTTCGGCTTCCGTAAGGTAGCGGTCGGCGGTGGCGTCCAGCACCAGTGGGTCACGGGAGATTATGCGAGTTACACTACCCACGACATCGGACCTGTGGTCACTGAAACGGACACGCTTTACCACCTGGCTTTCACCCTCGATTTTACGGAGAGCGCCTTCGGTACCCTGCGCCTCTACTTCAACGGGGCGCTGGACGACACGATCGTCTTGGGGTCGGGCGATGTCGGAAACGGTCTGACCATGCAGCAGTTCCTCGGCATGCGATCTAAGACCGGGGAGACGCCCACGAGCCGCGTGGGGCAGTTCTTCATGGGGGTGGGGACTTCAGGAGAACCCATCGACGCCTGGCCCGCCTGGGTCGTGGAGACGCTTTACAACGGCGGCGACGGGATGCCCAACAACGACGACCCGTGGTACTAGCGTTTGAAGTCCTCACGGTACACGGGCACCGGGCCGGTACCGTGGCCCTCAATAAAATCGGCCCCGGTACCCCCACACATGGCCGGAGAGGGGCCAGGGGTACCGGAGCCGGAGAAAGCGCCGTAGGCGGCTACTGGCAGAGCCCTAGCCACCGAGAAGGGCACTGACGCCTACTAGGCCCAGCACCAGGAGGCATAATAGTACCACACCCCCCACCGCAGCCAGTAACACGCCGAGCGCTGTTTCGCACTGCTGTTTGAATTCCGTTCTGTTGTGCATGGTGCCTCCTATATCGCGGCAACGGTGTTTGTGATTAGCGTACCCGCCCAGATTACCAGAGCGGTGGCGGCCCAAGCTACCGCGGACAGGCCGAGGCCCCAACGTGCGCAGCGATACCAATCGATGTGATTACACATTACCTTTCCTCCTACTAATGGGCCCCGACAACCGGGGCCCTCCTCCCCCTTGTTTTTACAGTACGGCTGAGCAGCCCAAAATTTTCGTAGCGTACTTTTTAATGTCGTGGCCTAAGCCGCGTTCCGCCCGCATGACCTGCATGCCGCCCCGCGGACCGATAACCACCAGCATATCAACCGTGGTCAGCATACGGCGGGGGCTGTACTTTTCGCAATCGTTGCGGCGAACCGTGATATTGGCGTAAACGTGCCGAACCTTATCGCCCGCCGCTTCAAATGTGTTGCGGCGAATGCGCACGGTGAGGTCGTCCATGCTGTGCTCGTTCTTGGCGAAGCGAATGGCGCGTTTCAGCGTGGCGATTTGGCTGTTGCTCATTTCGTTGCTTGTCAGGGTGCGCTCTTCCATTGGTCTGTCTCCGTTTCGTGTGTTGCGTTTAACTTGGTACCCACTATACAGACCGTATGATTACATGTCAACACTTTTGTTCGACTTTTTTTAAGTGGCCCCAATCGGGCCCAACCTCGTCATCCACAAGTACGGGGATTTCTAGCTGCAACGCATTCTCCATCACATGCTTGATTTCCGCCCAGGCCTCCGGGTTGGTTCCGTCATCGCTAAAGTCAAGCTCGTCATGTACCGTGAGCAGCGGCAGCCGCCCCTCAGCGAACAGCCCTTGGCGGTAGCAGTCGATCGTCGCCTTCTTAATTAAGTCCGCGGCGCTGCCCTGGAGCTTTCGGTTGAGCGCCTTGTGCGTGCCGGCTCGTTTAATGTTCGGTCCGTAGCGGGACACCGCCTTATCAAGTGCCAACGCCGGGGCGGACGGGTCGTACTCCTTGGGCTCCCACAGGTCGAAGCGAGAACGGCGCCCGAGTATTGTGGTCACGTAACCTTGGAGCTCGGCAAACTTGGAGACCTCGTCCATTGTGCTGCGAACGAACGGCAACGCCGCGTGGTAGTCCTGGAACAACGACTGCACCTCTTTCACTGGCATGCCAAAGAGCGCCGCCAGGGCCGGGAGACCCATACCGTAAATCAATCCGAAGTTGATATTCTTAATGGACTTGCGGGCAAGCTTGCGGCCTGTCTTGTGCGTCACAATGGTTTGCGTCTTTGCGTGGTAGTCGGTGTCCGGTTTGTCCCGGAATTCCTGCCGCACCTGTTCCGCCCCCTGGCCGACTGCGAAGTGGACAAGAAAGCGATATTCAATCTGGCTGTAATCCCGCTGCCGCCAGCGGCACCCGTGCTCGGGAATAAAAATACCCCGCATAATAGGCGCCATTTCCGGGTCCCGGCTGGGGATGTTCTGGAGGTTCGGATTGCTGGAACTGTAGCGGCCTGAGCGGGTGCCGTAGCCCGTGCCCCGCAGCGGGTGGAACTCGCAGTGAATGCGCCCGTTGACATGGGAGCCCATGATGTAGGAGCGCACAAAAGTATCCCGCAGCTTCATACATCGGCGCACCTCTGCGATCGCGTTGCCGACCGGGTGTTGCACGCTCTTGAGAAACGGTTTGGTGAACGAAGGCTTTTTCGACAGAGGGGTGAGCGGGTATTCTAGCCCCAGGGCGTCAAACAAGTGGCCCAAATCCTCCCCCGCGTTCACGTTGACCCGGCGGCCGGCGATCCCGGATAGCAGCCCCTCCCCCACCTCAATCTTTTCCGATAGCTTGTCGTCGGCAGCTTGTGCAGCGTCCAGGTCAACCGGCACACCGCGGAACCGCATGTCCAACAGCATGGGAAGCTGACTGCACTCCATAAGGAACAGGTCCAGGAGCCCCTCGCTTCGCAGCAGCGGCCACTGACGTTCGAGGATGGCTATAGGCATTTCCGCATCGGCTTCCGCATACGGGCCGACCAGGGTTGGCGGGGAGCGCCACAGGTTCGCACGTTGATCTTTCTCGCCGCCACCGTACCAGTCAGCGCACCACCTGTAGAGCGCGTTCGTTTCCTTGCCCCGCTCCAAGTACCGCTCACCCAAGTCGTCCAGAGCGATAGTACGCTGCTCATGCAACAGCGCCTCGGCCCATTGGACGTCAAAGCATGGGCCGCCGACATTGACGCCCTCCTCGCGCAGCCACCCCAAGTCATAAATCAGGTTGGCCCCAACCTTCGGGGTATCCCCACCAAGGGTATCGCTCAACCAGGCAAGCACCGCATCCGGGTCCATGTTGGTTTCAGGTTGAACAGTGTGCCTCATTGGGAAGTACCAGGACCGCTCCGGCACCGCCACGGAGACGCCCACAAGGCAGCCGTCCCCGTGCAAATACCCAGGCACCCCGGCGGGCGGCTTGGCGTTGGCGGGGTCGCGTCTGGCCCAGCCTGGGCCGGTGTCTTTAAGGTGCGGGTCGTAGGTTTCAACATCCACCCCCAGCACACCGGCCGCGGACAGGTTGGGAAATTCCTTTGGCGTGGACCAGCCGGTTTCCGGGATGGGAGGCATGGGCCCCAGAACGCGCTCACCCCTCTTGGTCTTGGCTGGGAAATCCTGCCAGAAAATTCCGACGTCGTCCGTTCGCATTAGGCGAGACCCACTATGACGCCGCGAATGTTGTCGCCGTACCATGCACAAGGCTTCGGCCAATCCTGCCAAGCTACACTCTGAGCAATGCCACCCAGCTTCGCAAGCTGGTCGGCGCTGTACTTGCCTTGCATACCAGCGCATTCCGTGGCGAGCATGTGGGCACCCTCCTCACACTCCGGAGCGCCTGTGCTGACCATGCCGTCAGGCGTTAGCCACACCCGCCGCAAATCATCCAAGAAGGGCCGCAGGTTGTCAAGTGTGGTAAACAGGGAGGCATCCACCGGGGAGCTTTCCTTGACATCTCCCAGCAGTGCGCTCGGGTCCGGCCACTTGCTTATCTCAATCAAATTACTGGTGAGCACCCGGTCCCCCTCAAAAGTGAACGTGATTGTGCGCCCGTCTGTCTGCAACGCAATCGGCTCCTCCCCGATGCGCAGCAGCTCGTTGACGCATTGTGTCGGGAGGCCGAACGGCTGCGGCACATCATAGCCCAGCCAGTGCTCCGCAAGGATTATATTGTTCGTCGCATAGGCGCTCTGCTTCGCGAATAATATACCGCGCGACCAGGGGCGGGACGCGTCATCGCTCATAAGTGCGTGTAAGCTGCGGAGGCATTCCTGCACGCCTCCCTCCAACGCCAGGGCCTCGCCGCCCGTCCGTATATCGGGGAACTCGTTTTCGGTGGTGTCAATGTAGGCTCGAAAGTCCTCGCTTCGCACAGCCAGGCGCCCAGTGTCTGTAATGTGCAGTGTCACCGTGTCCTTGCAGAGCTTAATCGCGTTCACAAACGGCGCCGCCAGGGGCCGGACGTCCAAGTCACAATCAATTGGACTGCGCAGCCCGACGACCCCGTTGTATGCCTGCACCACACCCGACTGGATTTGAAAGTGCTTCAGCATAGGTTCGGCCGTCTTTGTGCTCACGGCGCCCTGCACAAATTGCAGTGTTTCCAGCATTAGAAGAGCTCCTGTCGTTCCGGTTTGAAGGAGCCGCCGCTTACGGCTTCCCGCATTTCCCAATAAGCTTGGAGGTTAAAGACGCGCCGTGTCATGAAGTAGCGTTGCATCCTGTCCATGCAGTACCCGCGACGCGTCACCGCATGCTCAACACGCTCCCGCTCAAGCGGTGTCATGCTCGTGTAGTGTTGCCCGGCCACCTTACGGGATGGTGACTCGTGCGACATCTGCACCACTCCAATCTCAGGAATCAGTATGCCTCCGAAGCTGCTGGTCTGTACCCAGCTTGAGCTATCCACACTCGCCCAAGGATACCGCTCCATCAGCCGCAGCGATGTGAGGCCGAAGCCGTGGACTCGCGTGCGAGGATTGCCATCGGAATCCACAAGGTAGCGCCCCCATATCCGGTCCAGCCAGCGCTCAAGCCTGGGGGTGCTGCCGCCGACCATTCCACCGAGAGCGATGTACTTGTAACCGGAGGCGCAGACTTCCGCGAGTTCCTCTGGGTCCCCGAAGTGGTAGCAGGGTATCGGAGGCTCTCCGAGCGCGTCCTCCATCGCCCTCTGGTTGTCCCAGGTTTCCTCCGCATTTCCGATTGAGTCCAGCCCCGCCGCAAGGAGGGCGCCGGAGCTGTCGCGTCGCACGAGCCCCTCATTTCGCTTGATGTATTTAACGTAAGCATCCAGATCCACCGTCGTTCCCAGAGTGGCGGCACTGTAGGCGCCGCTATCAAGGAGCACCGTGTGGCCGCTCTCAGCCATTGTGCGGGTGTGCTTATCGTTCGCGACGTAGTGGTAGGACTCGAGGCGGTCTGGCGTGTAGGTGTCCGTCACCTGTTGCTCAAAATCGTTCAGCCGGGTTCGATAGGGTCGCTGCCCGGCATACATCCCATTATTGCACATCGCCGCCATGTAAACTTTCATCCGTTCACCAGTGATAGGAACTCGGCCCGCACCTCCGGCTCGTCCTTGAAGGCGCCGCGGAGCGCGGATGTCACCGTTGTTGAGCCGTGTACGCGCACGCCACGGGCCTCCATACACCCATGCGAGGCCCGTATAACAACTCCGACTCCCAAGGGCCGCAGGTGCGTCCACAGGGCCTCGGCGATCTGGTTTGTGGCACGCTCCTGCACCTGTAGGCGCCGCGCGTAGATGTTGGTAACGCGCACCAGCTTAGAAAGGCCCAGGATTTTTCCGTTGGGGATATAGCCGATGTGTGCCATGCCGCTGATTCGGGCCATGTGGTGCTCGCAATGGGACTCGAACGGTATATCCCGAACCATAACCATCTCGTCGCACCCCTCAGCCCCATCCTTAAACACCTTCATGACGTCCGCGGGGTCCTGCCCGTAGCCTGACGCCCACTCCTCAAGCCAGGCCCTCGCAACGCGACCCGGGGTTTCCGCTAGGCCGGGCCGGTTCGGGTCCTCGCCAATGGCGATAAGAAGGCCCCGGATAGCGGACTCCGCGTTACACCTGTCAGCGTGGCTCATGCGTCACCTCCGAACGGGTCGATCGTGTAGGTTGCGGAACACTTGCGCGTCTCGTCAATTCGGCAAGCAATCAATTTGACGCCTGTGCCGTTGAGTTGCTTGGGCCCCACCACGTCGACAAGGTGCGCAGCCATGTTCTCCGCCGTCGGGTTGAACGGGACAGCAATGATGCCGGGCGCGCCCATCATGGCCGGTAGCAGTTCATCCTTTTCCCACATTAGAAACTTGTGGTCCCAGTTGTACTCAAGCCACATGCAGAGGCGCTCCTTCATAATGCCGAAGTCCACCACCCGGCCCAAGTCATCCAAGCGTTCCGCCATGCAGTGGAAATGGACGCGGTAGTTGTGGCCGTGAAAATCACGGCACTTGTTCTCGTGGCCCGCTACACGGTGGCCGGCGCTCATGTCATGGTACCTTGTGACGGTGTGTGTCATGCTGTTGCCCTCTCGTATGGAATAACTTCGGTCGCGCCGTTAATCTGAAAAGCTGTCCGACGCATGAAACATGGGCCGCAAGTGCCGCAGTGCTTTTCACCGTTGCGGTAGCAGCTCCAAGTCAGGTCCAAAGGAGCGTTGACGTCCAAACCTTTGCGAACAATTTCATGCTTCATTAGATTCCCGACAGGCATTGCAATTTGAACGTCAACACCGTCCGCCACTGCATACGGAAGAAGCTTGTTGAAGCGATCAATGAACTCCGGTTCGTTGTCGGGGTAAGCTCCAGCTTCCTCCAGGTTGTTACCGAGAACTACGCGGTTGAACCCGTTCGCCTCCGCGTAGGCGACAGCAAGCGACAGCATCACAAGATTCCGGGCAGGAACCCACTCATGCGCGAACTCCGCTCCAGCCTCGCCCCCAGCGACGGCACTGTCCGCGTCCAGCAAGCGGGAATCCTGCGCGTTGTAGATGCTCATATCGCGCACGGTGTACGGGACACCCAGCCTCTCCGCAATAGCAGCAACAGCATCCAGCTCCTTCGTCTCCGCTCGGCAACCATACGTGAAGTGGAGGAGGTGCGTGTGCTCCCCGCGCGCCACACAGATCGCCGCCGCGACCGTGCTGTCCAATCCTCCGCTGCAGACCACCAGGCTCCTGTTCGGTGCGAGCTTTCGCGGTCGTAAGGACTCCCGGGTAGAAGTCACAGACCCGACCTTGCTCACCTGGAACCTATATATTGAATAGGGCGTCAACGCTTTGGGTCTTGCGTAACGGTTGAAGAACGATTCGCTCGAACCGAAGAGGACGCCGTGTTCTGTTTCCACATGCCAGATCGGTTTATAGTTGAGCGCCGCGTAGAGCACATCCGGTTCGTCCCTGTTGCGAGCAAGTATTGCGAAGCTTCCTTTCAGTCGTCGAATAACATTAGAAAAAGTCAGACCGGGCGTTTGCATACGCCCCTCCTCCTCCGCTAAAGCTTCCACGATAGCGGCGCTATCTATGGACGTGCTTAGGCTACCCGTGCGAAGTTCGGAATCGTTTGCGATCGTACCGTTGTGGACAATAGTCCAGCTCCCGCAAGCGTACGGCTGTTGATCCGCGAGAACCTTTTTCTCCACCCATTCGGTCGTCGGTTCCGCTCGATGGTTGGCGAGCGTTACGAGCGGGCCGATACTGCCGCCAGCAGCAGGGTTCTCCGGAAAGACGTCAAGGTAGTCTACCGGAGCGCAGAGTTGGCGCTTGTGACGACCGAGCCTCTTGCCGTTGGCCGTGTACATTGTCACATAACCGAAACCATCCCGGCCTCTTTTTTCGGAGTGAGCCAGAGTAAGCGCAGCAAACCACCGAGTTGATTCAAACTGCCCACTGTCGGGATAAAGAAGCGCTCCGAATATTGCGCACATGATCAGGGTACTCCTGCGATTTTATGGGTTTGCAGGCAGAGCGTGTACCCGTGCTCAAGCACGGAATTGACACACTCCGCCAGGTTTTCACCATCCGGGTCCGGGTCCATTGGCTGGACGTAGACCTTGGAGAGCGGTAGATGCTTCGGCGGCCTTGGCAGTTGTGGGTGAGCGGGGTGCCCCAGCGCATGGCTCGGGAGGCCCGTTGCGTCGTCGACCTCACCATGTTGAATGACGTACTTGTACGCAAGCGCAGCCTCCGCCATTCGTGGGTGAACGACCCCGGTCTTCGGTGATACAACATACTCCACGAACGGTCGAAAGCTAAACCCAACCTCAGCCGGTGGGAGCGTGCCGTTAGTCTCAACCTGGACAAGGAAGCCAGCCGTGACTAGCGCTTCCGCCAGCGACGCGATGGGCTGCCGTAGCGGCTCGCCACCAGTAAGGACCACCAGGGGCTCCCAGTTGTCGCCCGTGTTGTGCTTCCAAACCTTGACCACTGTGCTTGTCAGAGACGCCACGTCCATGTCATCCCGCGTGCTGGTGTAATCCGTGTCGCACCAGGGGCACTGGAGGTTACACCCCCAGAGCCTGACAAAGACAGCGGGGCGGCCCGCGAACGGGCCCTCCCCTTGGATGGTGTAGAAAATGCTGTGGACTGCCAGGCCGGAAGCCTCGGGTCCAGTTACCCGAGGCTCAGGAGGCTGCTCGTTAACCACGCGGCTTGACCAGCCCGTGGAAGCGGCGCCAGGACTGGAAGTCCGCGGCAGCACCGGCAGGGGACAGCTCCTTGTTCTTGGCGGCCTCCTCCAGCACCTTGGCGCGTTGTGCCGGCTCGCCGCCCTTCTTGGACAGCTTGTCGGCGATGGCCCACACCTGGCCCGCCTTGCTATTGGGCAGCGGGTGCAGCACATCATTCTGACGCACGCGCTCAACCTTCTTGGCCGGGGCCTTTTTGGCCGCAGTTTTCTTCGGTGCCGCTTTTTCGGCGGGCGCTTTTTTGGCTTTCGTTTTCTTGGCAGTTGCCATGTCATTTCTCCTATCTTCATTTGAGTCACCGTTCGGGTAATGCCCGTTCGGAATGATGGGGTACCGTCTGGCTTTCGCCGGCGGCCCCTGGGTGGTGGGCGCAAGGCCCGCAAGCTGGGAAACGATTAGCGCTTCCAGCTTGTCCCGGTCGTACTTGCCGGGATTCTGCCGGCCGCCCGTGTTGCGGTAAAGCTCCCACAGGTCGGCCAGTGTATAGGCTACAAGATGGTGGCGGCTGTTGCCGAGTATCATGTAGTCCGCGTACTGTGGCAAGGTGCTCGCGTACTCCTCAAGCAAGGCCATGTCCTCGGAGGTGGCAACCACCTCCAGTGTCGCATTGTTGACTAGGTGCCCGGTGCTCATACGCTCTTCATCTCCTTGTGTGTGTGGTGTCGCTTAACTTGCCGCCCA